TAAGACAAAAAGTAAAAATTAAGACAACATATCTTGATAAAATTTATCCACAACTTGATAGAGATAGTAGACTGCGTACAGGATTTAATCTACATGGTACAACTTCAGGAAGGCTTTCATCAAGTGGTAAAATGAACATGCAACAGATACCAAGAGATAATCCGATTGTAAAAGGATGTATCAAAGCAGGAGAAGGCAACAAGATAGTTGCCATGGACTTAACAACAGCTGAGGTATATTGTGCTGCTGTGCTTGCAAATGATAAGAATCTTATGGGAGTATTCCAAAGCGGTGGAAACTTTCACAGTAACATTGCGAAGTTAGTTTTTGACCTTCCATGTGAAGTAGACCAAGTAGCAGAACTATACGGAACACAGAGACAGATGGCAAAAGCAGTAACATTTGGTATTATGTATGGAGCTGGACCGAAAAAGATCAGTGAACAAGTTACCAAAGATAGTGGCAAATACTTTAGTATGAATGAAGCAAGTGCTGTTATTAAAGATTATTTTGAGCAGTTTAGTGGTTTAAAGAAATGGTTAGATGATCAAAAAAGATTTATACAAGATAATGGATTTATTTACTCTCACTTTGGAAGAAAGAGAAGACTACCAAATGTATTCTCAACAGACAAAGGAATTGCATCACATGAAGTAAGATCTGGAATTAACTTTCTAGTACAGTCAATTGCTTCGGATGTAAATTTACTTGGTGCTATAGATGCTCACCAAGAGATAAAAGATTTAGGAATGGAAAAAGATATGAGAATTTTTGCTCTTGTACATGACTCTGTTCTTGCAGAAGTAAAAGAAGAATATGTAGATCAGTATTCAGATATACTATTAAAAGCAATTCAAAAAGATAGAGGACTTAATATTCCTAACTGTCCAATTGGATGTGACTTTGAAGTAGGAGAAGATTATTCAATGGGTAAATTCGCTAGTAAATATGAAACTATCTGATGTTAGATTTCCAGTTTATGTTGTCCATACAGATGAAGTAATAAATCGAGATGGCATACTCTGGTGCGAAGGAGCAGTAGTAGATGATAAGAATGTAAAGGGATCTACGATAGGAGAGAGAAGATTAAAAACTCCTATGAAAAATTTATATAGTCTGAGACATATGTTAGAAAACTTTATCGATATGTCAAAGCATAGAGGTAAGTTCTATGTAGACTCAAATGGTAAATTTTTTATATATGAAAAGAGTATAACAGCAAAATTAAAATATCACAAGATAAAAAAGATAGTCCCTAAAGGAGTAGCAAGTCTATTATATCTTCATGGAATAGATAATCCATTTGAAATAAAAAGACTTCCTTCTAACTTCGAGCAGTATGCAGGAGTATTATACATACGAAACATCCCCAGTTATTTATACGAATTAACTACAGATAAGAAAAAAGATACTTGGAGAAAAGTATGAAAATAAAAATAGAAATAGACACAGAATTAGAACAAGATTTAGAAACAGTAAAAGAGCTAGTAGAAATACTAAAAGAGATGATAAAGTGATTAAAAAGTTATGGAGATTATGGGCGAAGTCCTTAGGTGAAAAAGTAGGAGTATCTGATAAAGATGCGAATAGAATAGCTATGCTAAGAAGTATAATAGTATGGGTTAATTTTATTACTTGTTTTTTCATAATCGCAAATACAATAAGGCATTGGTAGAATGAAGGCTGTATTGAGTAATAGAATATTTATGGAAGTGACTGCTGATTATCAGTTGAAACTTGATGAAGAACTAACATACTCAATACCGCCAAGACGTCCAACAGATCCGCCTATCATCATAAAGAACATGGGCATAGTTCGAGCAGGTTTAGTTACTTTACCTATCGGAAGAACGGATTTAATACCAAACGATTACGAAATAGTAGATAAACGAGTGGATAAACCAATTGAAGGTTTTGACTTTAAGTTTACTTTACGTGATTCCCAGCAGTCGGTATATGACGACATCCAAGGCAGTGCTATAATTAACGCTTGGGTCAGTTGGGGTAAGACATTTACAGCTTTAGCTATCGCAAATAAACTAAAACAGAAAACTCTCATTGTTACACATACTTTAGCGTTAAGAGCGCAGTGGGAAAAAGAAGTAAAAAAAGTGTTTGGGGTTGCGGCGGGTGTGATTGGCTCGGGCAAGTTTGAAATCGATAAAGATATTGTCGTAGGAAACGTGCAAACTTTATATCGAAATCAAGATAAAATCGCAAATGAGTTCGGTACTATTATTCTTGATGAAATGCATCATGTAAGTAGTCCAACTTTTACACGAATTATCGACTCAAGCAAGGCTCTTAATAAAATTGGACTGACTGGAACAATGCAAAGAAAGGATGGTAGGCATGTGGTTTTTCGAGATTACTTTAGTAATACAGTATATAAACCACCAAAAGAAAACTACCTAACACCTAGAGTAGAAGTTATAAAGTCAGGCATACGCTTCTTAGATGGAGCAAACGTAGCATGGGCTACTCGAATAAATGCTCTTGCATATGATTGGGAATACCAAAACATATGTGGAGTACTTGCGGCAGGTTATGCTGCAAAAGGACACAAAGTACTTGTTGTTTCTGACAGAGTAGAGTTTCTAAAAAGAAGCTCGGCACTTGTTGGGGATAACGCAGTCTGTGTCACTGGAGATGTTTCACATGAAGAAAGACCAGCATTAATGAAACAGATATTTGAAGACAAGGATGTACTATTTGGAACTCAGAGTATCTTTTCAGAAGGCATATCATTAGATTGCTTAAGCTGTCTTATATTGGCAACTCCAGTAAACAACGAGCCCCTACTAACGCAGCTTGTGGGTAGAATAATACGACTTTATGAGGGTAAACCTCAACCAGTTATTGTAGACATACATCTGGAAGGTCGAACTGCAAGAAAGCAGGCTAATGCGAGAATGGGGTACTATATGAAACAAGGCTATGAAGTTAATACGATATAGCATAGAAAAATATTTCTTGACATGGAGTTAAATTTTTGATATAATATGTTATTCTATAATTGGAAAAAGATACAAAAAGAGACCAAGGGATCTGTGAAAGATATCCTTACAGTCCTACATATTTTGACATATAAAAAAGCTCCAGTCAATAGAAAAGATAGAATATACAAATACTGGCAGAAAAGTTTTCATGGGCATAGTTTCCTTGTAAACCCTGAAGCCTTGTTTATTCAGAGAAACCGATATTCAGATAGCGAGATTGCGCAGTATGCAGGTATCGCATCTTTACGCAACTATTATGAATATCAAAAAACAAAAGATACCACACTAGACCTCTTTTTCTTTGATGGAAATGAGGACATAATAAAAAGAAATAGACTACTTTGGATTGAAGATGATCGTATTCACTTCAAGTTTGAAGAAGTCACATTAGGAGAACTAACATGGCATTGAGTTTTAATCAAGCTAAGGGCGAAGCCCAAAAAAGTAAAATCGACAGCTACACATATGTAGAGGGCGATAACAAAGTAAGACTAGTCGGAGATATATTACCAAGATATGTTTACTGGCTAAAAGGTGAAAACGGCAAGAATTTACCATTCGAATGTCTGTCATTCGACAGAAACACAGAATCCTTTAATAACGTAGAGAAAGACTGGGTAAGAGAATATCATCCAGAGCTTAAATGCGGTTGGAGTTATGCAATACAGTGCATACACGAAGGAAAAGTAAAAGTGCTAAACCTTAAAAAGAAATTATTAGAGCAAGTTATGGTTGCTGCTGAAGATCTTGGTGACCCAACAGATGTAGAAACTGGATGGGATGTATGTTTCAAAAGAGTTAAGACAGGCCCAATGGCTTATAATGTTGAGTATCAATTACAAGCATTAAAATGTAAGCCAAGACCTCTAACTGACGAAGAAACTGCATTAATCGCAGACCTTAAATCAATGGACGAAGTTTTAACAAGACCTACTCCAGATGCTCAAAAAGAACTTCTTGATAGATTAAGAGAAGGCGCAGATAACTCTAAGCCTGACGAGTCTATTAGTGATGAATTTGATATTAGCTAGGAGCAATTATGATTACAGTAGGAGACAAATTTCCCTCATTCAGTTTGCAGGGAGTAAATTCAAATAATACCATAGAGTCAGTAGAAGTTCTAGAACATTTTGAACCTTTAAAAAGGAATTGGAGTGTTATATACTTTTATCCAAAAGACTTTACATTCATCTGTCCAACAGAGATTGCAGGTATGGATACTTTAGTAGACGATGCAACA